AACCAATGGGAGAACAACCAATGGGAGAACAACCAATGGGAGAACAACCAATGGGAGAACAACCAATGGGAGAACAACCAATGGGAGAACCAATGGGAGAACCAATGGGAGAACAAATGGACGAACCAATGAGCGAACAAATGGGCGAACAAATGGGTGAACGTCAACCAGAGGAGCAACCTTATGTACCCCAGCAGAGATCTTCTCCTTTTGAAAACGAATTTAAAACTATAAATACATCGAATCGTCAACAACATCCAGGGGTGCACGAAGACGGTGTTTTATTTCCAGACGCATCCGATACTCGTACAAAAAAAGTTGGTTACTATTAAATGGAATTTGAAGATTATTTAAGAGATCCTGCATGGGCGGGTATTGTAGCAGGTGGTATAACAGCGGGATATATCCACGCAAAATCTAGATTAAATAACGAAGGTAAACTTCCTATGAGTTCGTATACTAAACCAGCTATGCTTGTTGCTATTTTAGTTTTTTTTATTATTTCACAGGGTGTATCTAAAAGAGAAACTATATCATCCGACCCATTTTAATGCGTTTATTTACTTAAAGATATAACCAACTATTTAAATATAAAAATGTCTTCGGTTTCTGCTTTTAATGATATGATGGGCCAATTTCTCGCTGAGTTGCATAAAACTTTTCCAGAAGAGAGGGGTCTTAAAAAATGTATGTCTGCTTTTGATTTGATGCAATCTACAAATCCACGACTTGTAGTAGATGGTTTTATGGTGAGTGTTACACCGTTTGCCGAAAAAATTTCTTCTAAAGATGATTCTTTTCTTCTCGAAGATGCAAAGGATATGGATTTTATGAAAGATTGTAACATCAGGGCGTATTGGGGTGATATTTCTGAAAATACCAAAGGTGCTATATGGCAATATATACAAACTTTGTATATGTTGGGTACAACAATTAATGCTATCCCAGAAGATACATTGTCTATGATTGAAACGGTTGCAAAACAATGCGCCGATAAATTGGAAAATAGCGGTGAAAAAATTGACGAATCTGCACTCATGAAATCTATGCAGGGTATGTTAGGTGGAATGTTGAAAAAATAAACTCATTATATATAAAATGACTTCGTTGTTTGAAGATCCAAAACAAATAATTAGAACAGATAAAATAGACAAATTTTGGCCAACAGATACTCAGAGTGCAGGAGAACGTGTGAATGCTACTGCTAGATTTATTATATATGCGACTTGTTTTCTTTACCTTATACGCCGCGATGTTCGTATATTTGTATTAGGTGGAACAGCTTTGGGTGTTTTGTATGTTATGCATAGTTCTGGTATGATTAAAGATGGTTCTAAAATAAACGAACCAATAGAGAATCCATCTTCGGAAACTTATATTAACGCATGTCAGATGCCAAATCAAGAAAACCCTCTTGGTAATGTTCTTTTAACAGATTTTGATGGTAGACCAGATAGACCATCGGCGTGTTATTCTAATAAATCAAATATTAAAAAAAATATAAATGCTCTTTTGACGAAGGGTATTCCATATGGACCATCTAGATCTCGATCATCTATGCCCGAATATCAAAGAAATGCATTTTCTAGACAATTTGTAACTTCGCCCGTTAGTAATATTCCAGGTGATCAAACTGCATTTGCAGAGTGGTTATATGGTAAAAAGGATGATCCAATGTGTAAAACACACCCAGAAGTTTGTGATCCTAATGCTAGAGGTGTTCAGTTAGGTGCTTTTTCAGGATTGGATTATGAAAGTAATAAAAGAAGTGGCATGCACGGTGGCTCTGTATAATTTTTAAACTAAAAAAAAGTTTATACTCGATTTGCTTAAACAATTTCTCATGTAATAGTAAATGGCGTATCAACTCCAACCAGGAATGAAATTGGTACAAAATCCAGCTGTACCATCTTCGTGTGCTACAGAGGAAGTTTTACTTTATCCTCAGCCCAGTACACTTAATTATACATCTAGTAGACCAAATACTATGCTGTATGGAACTGCTCCATACATGGCAGGTAAGGGTTCTCCCGCACAATATATTGAAACTAGTGATCAACTCAGACCACAGTCGACGACCATGTTTCAAAAAATAGTTGCTCCAGGTAGAAATAATTATTTACCACCAGAAACAAAAGAATGTAATCTCCCATTAAGAAGTCAGGCCTACGATGCATCGAGTACTCGATGTGAACTTAAAAATGGTATGTTTGCTCAAAGATACATGAATAAAAATGTTAATAACAAATAAGAATGGCGGATCCTTTATCCATTTTAGCTATCGCTGGTTTGGTATATACCGGAAAAAAATTAAGTCAGAAAACAGAAAAATCTGAAAACTATGTAACACAAAATACTATACAGACTTCAGAAGAACAAATTACATCAGATTTTGTACCATCTGTTGTTAATCCTTTTAGTCAACCACAGTTTCAAAATAAATTAGAAACACCTTCCTTTGCCGATATAGCACCACAACCTAGAACGAGTGGTCAAGAACTGATGGGTATGCGTAATCGGTTTGATGCTGGTAGAATGAATAACATTTCACCAGTAGAAAAACAACTTGTTGGCCCAGGTTTGGGTGTTGGGCCAGATATTGATTCGGTTGGTGGTTATCAACAATTATTTCGTGTTAACCCCGAAAATGTTGGTGCTTATCGTCTAACTACACTTCCAGGGCGTTCTGGTCCTGCATTTGATAATTCTGGTGGTAGAAGAGGTATGTCAGGTGAGATAGGAAATAACAGACCAGAGAAAACTGCATTTTTACCAGAAAGACTTCCACCTCAACAGGGGAGAGCTCAAGGTATGTCTGCCATGTCTGGTAGAAGTAGTCACGAAAAAACAATAAGAGAGACAAATCGATCAGAAACGGGTTCAAGAACAGATGGTCTTTCTATAGCAGCACCAAAAAGATTTATTTCAGCAAATACTTTATACCAGGCACCTTCAAGAAATAAAAAAGATGGCAACATCGAACAATTTGAATATTCTAATCATCCAGCGCCGAATATTAATAAATATACACACGGTTATCTGAATTCACCAGCTGTAAAAGCTCAGCAAAGTGACTTCGAAGAACAACAGAGATACGGATTTAGAATAGATGATCGTCGTGGTAAAGCAGGCCGTATGAATGGAGGTGGACGCATGAATGTTAGAGCAGGACCTCTTAACCAAGGTGGTATACCAACAACGCTTCGATCGGATACTACACGAATAGATGGTCGTGTTAATTCAGCAAACGGTGCATGGACTCAACAATATAAACAAAACGATTATTACGAATTGAATCCATTTAAAGGTAGACAAAATCCAAATGCATCTCAAAATTCCCTCAATACAGCTAAAAAACAACTGTATTCTAATCCATTAGCACACAGTCTTTCTTAAAAATTAAATAAAAATTGAGTTAATGCAATCATTAAAATATTATCACTATATTTTAATGAAGGTATACACCTTAGATATAGATAGTAGCGAACGTAATCCCGTTTTATATTCTAATCCGAGTGATTACGTGATATCTTTAAAAACACCTATTTATGATGTTAAAAAAATTTCACTAATATCAGCACGCATACATAATAGTCAATTTCTCATACACGATAGAAATAACAAATTTGATATAAGTGGTACACCAATAACTATACCTATTGGTAATTATAGTGGTCATACCCTTGCTAATGCTATAAATACTGCTTCTAGTACTATTACAAGTGCTACTTTTGATAAAGATACAAATGCCATAACTTTCACTGGTTCGGGTTCTTTTACTTTTGATTTTTATTCGGGGACAAATGGATACAATACAAATGTATCTGGGTATACTACACCACACGATGTGCTTGGTTTACCAGCAAATGACGTTTCGTCTGACTCTAATAACAAAATTGTAACTGGAAGTATTAATTTACAGGGTATAGATGGTATTATTGTAAAATTAAGTAGTGGTTCAGATGAATTTAATAAAACTGTATTTTCCGATTCACCTTTTTATACTGGTCGTATACTTATGTGTGGTGATGTTGTTAATTATTCTGGTACAGATGATACTATAGAACACATTTTCCATTCTGGTTCTCAAAATATAGCAAAATTACGGGTTCAGTTTTATTACAGTAGTAATAACAGACTCATTCCTTATGATTTTAGAAATGCAAATCATATTATTAAATTATCTGTTACCGGGACTACAGATAGACTTGAAACAGATCAACCTAACCAGGTATCTGATACTATGAAAAAAGAGTTATCGAGTAAAAAAAGTGTAAAAGGTACAGATATGGGTACTCTCGATGATATCATAAAAACTTCTACAAAAAAAGAAGATTTTGATAAAGATGAGAAGAGTTCGCATAAATGGGATGCTCTTATTCAGATTTTTATAATTCTTATATTTGGGGTTTTACTTTTATTATTGTTAACGTCCAAAAAAAAGATTATCGAGTAACGGAGTAGAGGGTTTGGTCTGGTTTTCTGACGCGCGATGACAATCTGGACATGACGATATAGATTATAACGGACAAGAGTGTTGTAAAGATGGCGGTGAGACCGTAATTAACACCACTATTTTTGTTGAGTTTGACGAATCTATTAACGATCCATCTGACCAAGTCCATCCAGGATAAGGCGGCCGCAAAGGAAAATCCAGCGACGACGGCATTGAGAGATTGAGATTCAAGTTCTCTTGTAACAAGGGTAACAGTTTCAGCGGCAGACATTTTTTATATTATATAAATATATTTTTATTCGGGTAATAAATCTTCTATTACCATAATTTTTTTAAAAAATTGTTTTTTATAACCTTTTGTTTTTTGGACTGTGGAAATTGCTTTTGGTTTGAATGTTTTTAAAGAGTCTGTATCAGTTTCATTTTCATTTTCATTTTCAGTTTCAGTTTCAGTTTCGCACTCTGTACTACTTTCTAAATACATATCCGATTCATTATCACTATCACTATCACTATCAGTTTCGTTATCGTCACTGATAATGTCATAGTTAGAATCTTCATCGTCACTTTTTATATTTTTATAATTAGAAGTCGTCTCTTCCCACCCTTTCAGATCTGATGTGTTCATTACTATCTATAGTATTTTTTAACATCTGTTCTGACGGATTTGTTGGTACCCAGTTTTCCCATTTATCGTAAGCTAAATTCATTTTTACAAACTTGTATTCTCTTCCAGAATACCTTTCAAATTTTATATCTTCTTCTGTTTCGTCTATTGTTTCTATTTCGTCATCATCTTCACTATCAGATTCATCGTATATATCTGGAAAATGTGTTCCTATTTTTTTACCAACCTCGTACATCGTACAATATTTCATGGCGTATTCTAAATCTTCCGAAAGTACTGTATCTCGTCCACACGCTTTAGCGTATTCAGCTGCAAGTATTACAGACTGTTCTAAAATTGGTTGTATAATATTAATAGCAGAATCCTGAATCTGACCAGTTAAATCGGCATTCGCGTCTTTCTCTATTTGATTCATTATAAGTTAAATAGTGTTGTAGCTATACCGTTCTCTATCCTGAGAATATTATAACTAAGGGCATAAACTCTAAGCTCTCTTATACCCTGGTCGTAATCTGGGTTAAGATTGAGTTTTATGTTCTGATCTTTTATAAGACTAAAATTAACTTGTCCCGTAGGATACCAACGTTCTGGTTCCAAAGCAAAACTATACGAATAAAATCTTCTGAATAATTGTGTTCTCGAATGATGTATACCACTTTGAATTGCTCGTAAATTTATAACATCACCTGTTTTTTCATTTAATATAATTCTATCGTCTAAACTTAATTCTAAATTTCTTAAAGATTCATAATTTAAATATTCTCCGTTTAAAGTTTGGTAAATTTTAAGATCGTAATCGAATGTACTCGTAAAATTTGTACTATCTAATACCCTGTTATTTTTCCTCTGTATCACAAAGAAAAGTTCTTTTACAGGATTTTTAAAATTAAGTCGGTGTGTAATGGTTTGATTTACTGTATTTGAACTTGGGTGTGCGGGTATCGTTCTTTTGTTTTGTTGGACTTGTGTTATTATATGGTTAATTTTACTATTTTTTATTTTTTCTCTTTCATCTTGAATTAATTCTATCATTTCCGTTGAAATTTTTAAATTTTTTATTAGACCTTTGGGACTTCTTGCACAATACATATTATAGTATTGTGAATCAACTTGAGCTCTTCCATATATACAATCGTTTACGTCTCGTAATTTTAAAACGACTTTTATTTCCTGTTGTGTTATAGCACATATGGGTATAGCAAGTTCCGGGTTATTATGAAAATAGAATGGTAAATTTACTGTAAACGATTTAGGGTACGCGTTTGATGTATCTGCAAATCCTAAATATGAATTTATAGACGTATCTGATACTTCTGTACCAGATTTCTCTAGAGGTGGTTTTCCGATAAGTTTCGATAAATTTTCTTGTTTTGTTTGTGTAACGAAATTTTCTGAATAAATTTCTAAAAAGTCGCTATCTATGTGTTGAATTAATTCACTTCCTATGTATAGTTGTGCGTATTCTATCATGGCATGACCTATAGTTTCTAGGTATCCAAACCCAACGTAAGGAGATCCTACGTGGTTTTGTGGTATTGGATTAAGTTCTATTTTTACACTTATATTTTTAACAAGATCACCTTGATTTTGTGGTATTGTACATTCTAATGTATTATTAAATTCTATTTCACCTGATACATCTAGATCGGTGTTAAATATTGAAAAGTTTTTATGTTTTATATGATCTTTAACAAAATACGTATATTCTGGGTCGTCTGTAAAAAATACGTCTTGTGCTCCCTCTGTTTTTAGCTGTAATCTACCAGCCATTACTAGTATAACTCACTAAAATTTTAAACCTGCTAATCCTCCTTTAATACATAACGTATTATAGTTAACTGCGTATAAGTATACCGTGTGTCCAAATGACGGATCTGGGTTATCGAGTTCAATTTCTAATAGTTTATGATATATTCTGCTCATATTAACTTGTCCAGTTGGATAAAATATTTCGGGTTTTAATGAAAAGCTATACACACCAAAATTATTTTTTGTTGTCCCTGTATAATATTTGAGTGGATGATCGTAACTCAGAGTTAAATTATCTGCATCGAATATAACATTATTATTAAATTTTAAATTAACATTTTTTATTGGGTTATATTTACTTAAATCATCGCTCACAGCCATAAAAAACATCTCTTTTACGGGATTTTTAAAATTAATCATAATTGATTTTTTGGATATAGAAGGATTCATTTTAATTTGTGACATTTGAAGTTGTGTAATGACGTATTCTTTCTCACTTGTCAGTAAAAAGTTTTTTTCATCTTCTGTTATGTAAAAGAAATCTGTTATTAAGGAAACATCTTTTATGGAAGCCGATATGTCAGATGGAGGGCTTTGTATTTCACCATTACTTAATGTATAGCTGAGTGTGATATCCTTTATTTTTTTGAATTTTATATGTATTTCTACAATTTGTTTTCTTAATGCACATATTGGTATAGATAAACTTGGGTGTCTAAAAAAATAGAAAGGTAAAAGAACATTATACGTATATTCTCCACTACTTGGTACTATGTAATAATTTTGTCCTGATAGAAAGTAATTTGTTTGGTCGTTATCGTCAAACGTATCGTGTATTTGATTATACATGTATATGTAATCACCCGTTATACGTTGAATAGTCTGACCACCTATTATTAAATCTGCATAATCTATTATCCTTGATCCTATAGATCTCATGTATCTGGGTTGTATTATATTGAAATTCGAACCCATCGATGGATGATTACTACAGTAATAGTATAGGGTTGATGGTGCATTTATAGGTACGGTAAACGTTATAACAGATGAACCCGGGTTTGTTACACCTGTTGTGTATTCTAAACCACCGTTATGTACACCATCCGATGTTTCTGAAAACCTAAAAGGGTGTGATGAATGACCTGCATTGTTAAAAGTATAGGTAGTGCCTTCATAAAGGGTTAATTGGTCTTGTTTAATTCCGTCTATATAAAAATATCCACCGCTAGCGGTAACTGCAAAAGTTTTATTAGTTGTCTTGGGTTGAGGTAAAGTAAATTGAAGCATAGCACTTCGCATGAGATCACCCTTGTTATTGGGTATACGACATTCATTAATGGTATCAAAATTACAGTCCCCATCAAATGGGGTTTTTACTGCTTCTGTAGAAAATTTGGTATGTCGTTTAAAATTCATCAGGAAGTATGAAAAATCTGGTTCTTCTGTGAGCCAGTAATCTTGTATACCTGTGGCAGAAAGGTTTAAACGTCCAGCCATTCTTATTAAGTGTGAGTAAAATATTATGAAATAAAACGATACGGTATCATAGAATGAATCTTCAACTTAGAAAATTCAAGCCTGAAAATATGGCCGACGATAAAGTCTGTGTTTTTATAGGTAAAAGAAATACTGGGAAATCGACTTTGGTAACTGATATATTATTTCATAAAAAACATTTACCAGCTGGTATAGTGTTATCTGCGACAGAAGAAGGTAATCATTATTATCAGCAGTACATACCAGATCTTTTCATATACGGTGATTACGACAGGGAAGCTATAGAACGTGTTATGGATAGACAACGAAAATTAGTCGGTGCTGGAAAAAGTAATTGTGGTGCATTTCTTCTTTTAGATGATTGTATGTACGATCCGAAATTTATGAAAGATACGTGTATTCGGCAGTGTTTTATGAACGGGAGACACTGGAAGATATTTTTTATGTTAACTATGCAGTATTGTATGGATTTGCCACCAGCACTCAGGGCAAACGTAGATTACGTATTTATTTTAAGAGAAAACATTATTCAAAATCGAGAAAAGTTATATAAATCCTTCTTTGGTATTTTTCCAACTTTTGAGATGTTCAATAAAGTCATGGATTCGTGTACAGAGAATTACGAGTGTTTGGTATTGGATAACACGTCTAAGAGTAATAGAATAGAAGATTGTGTTTTTTGGTATAAAGCAACTTTACGAAAAAATTTTAAAGTTGGTGCACCACAGTATTGGCAAACACACAAAAAGATGTTTAATCCAAAACATGGTAATATGAAACTAGGTGATAGAAATACAGTTAAGAAAACAACTACATTAAAAGTTATTAAGAAGAAATGAATAGTTTACGAATTTTATCGAAACAATTATTACAGAAAAAAATTGTTACACCGTTAGTTTATCCAGCGTACAATGAAATTACATCAGGTGGTGAAAGTGATGAAGGATACCGTATATTGATTGATATTTGTCACAACACAAAAATCATATACTTAGATGAAGACATGTGTGATTACGATAAGTTAAACGATTTACCACGAATTATAAAAACGTTCGGGTGTTTATACCCTAATTACAAACTAATAAGTTAATTATTTTAAATTGTTATATTAAATGATAAGTGTTATTATATTAAATTGGAAACGCCCCGATAATATAATTAAAGATATATTACCAGAAATTATTAATTATAAATTAGTAAATGAAGTGATTATTTCTCATGGAAATAAAGAAACGTATTTTGAAACACCCGAGTATAGTATTGTTAAACATTATCACGATGCGGATTTAAATGATACTTTAGGTGTTGCACGAAGATTTTTAAGAGCGACAAATGCAAAGAATGATTGTATTTTAATTTTAGATGACGATAGATTACCTTCAGAGAATTACGTCAATCAAATATATGAAGAATACAAAAAGGATCCCTATACAGTTATTGGTACCGAAAAAAGATACGTATCTATTAAAAATGGATATAAAGATCATGTTATATCCAACACAAAACCCAAACAACAGGGCGATATATTAATTGTATTAACTCAAACTTTAATGACTAATAAACAATTGTGTAAAAATTTTATGGATAAAAAGGATAAAATGAACGATTTTGCCTTGAAAGCTAAACCTATATGGAACGGCGAAGATATATTATTTAATTTAATTTTTATTAAAGATTTTAATAAAAAACCTATACACATTAAACCTGAAAATGAACGAAATTTAAAGACTAACGATGCAATAAACAATATACCTGGTCATTACACATACAGGGAAAAATTTTCTAGAGCCGCTTTAGAAAGATACGAAATAGTAGAGTATAATCACAAACGTTTTAAATATAATACTATAATTTTACTATTACTATTATTACTTTTACTTTTTTTGGTTATTTATATTTTTAGATCATCAGGCTAACGCGTATCATATTAAAACAAAAAATACACACATTAAATAAATGACTGATATTATGACAATGAATTTATCTGATACATCGGGTGATAATAGTATGGTATCGTTAAATAACAATCAATCGAGTAATTTTGTAGAACCTCCTGATAACATGCAGTTTCAAGATAGACCGCAAAATATAGCGTCAGAAAAAAATATGAGTGAAAATAAACAAACGATGGACTCTACACCTATTTCTGATATTATGGGTCAACCAGAACAATTACTCGAACCACCTATGATGGCTGTGGATCCACGAATGGTTCAAGCACAAGCGCAAGCGCCTATGATGGCTTTGCAACAACCACAAACAATTACACACACCGAAAAAGAAAAGAAAACATCTTCTAAAAATCCATTTGATCTTACTGACGACCAGATGCAGGCGCTGCTTGTTGCTGCGTGTACTGCGGTGGCGATTAGTAAGCCAGTTCAAGAGAAACTAGCGACGACGGTTCCTCGATTTCTAAACGACAGCGGTGCTCGAACTATGGTTGGTCTTGGATCAACGGGTTTAGTTGCAGCTGTTGTTTTTTACTTCGTTCGTCGTTATATTTAATAGGTTTTTGAGTTTTGTTCATATACAACAGCTTTTTTATACCAGTGATCGTAAATACTATCGTCTACAAGCTTATACGATAATATTCCACCCAGTAAAAACCCAGATAGAACAATTCCCATAACTTCTAACGAAGTTTTTCTATCTTTCCCGTAGTTTTTGAACTTATCTTTTATTTTTTTACCTCCAATTTCTTTTATCATAAATGTCCATCCAGCAGCTATACCTGTTGAAACCAAGAAATAACCCGCATCCGATTTAAGAACTAAACGGTCTATGATGAAAAACAAAACGTTTGGTATGACGAGTGTAAGCAAAGCTGCATTAACATCACCATCATTTGAAAACATTGGCGAATACGTCGTCGCTAATATGAGAATCCACGCTGTTAAGAATATAGCGACTCTAGAAATAGGTGTAGCCATTTATATAAGTTAACATTATTTATCCTGGATGTGTCTACCACAAAAAGCGGTTCTGTCTGGTATTTCATCGTATATACCCAGCGAAGTTGACATTTCTCTTAATTCTTTAAAATTTTTCCAATATTCTTTGCTATGCGAATATTCTTTGACCGTGCTATGCGCGAGTTCGTGTAATAAAACGTGGAAAATTTCGTTCGTACCACCTTTCAAACATATTCCTATTTCCTGACCCTTGTTTGTGTTATATCCTACTGGTCCTCCTACCCTTTTAAACGCAACCAAGGGTATTTCTTTTTTTATTTTATTAAATTTTTCATCTTCTACTGTTTTTATATGTTCCCTGAGAATTTTATATTTTTCCTTTATTTCCTTTAGCTTTTGTGGCTGTCGTGTAGTAATAAATATCCATACGTTTATGACAAGGAGGAGTAACGCGACTATCATCTTATCATAAAATGAGATAAAATATCAGGGAAATGTATATGAGTAACTCCAATTCCAATTCCAACTCTAATGTTCCCCAGGAATTTCGTAACCTTGGTGTTAGGACCATGAATATTAAAAGACTTGATATGTCAGGTTATGACTTAACCAATTTACCATCATCTATTGGTAAGCTTCTAAACCTTGAGAGACTTGATTTGCAAGGTAATAATTTAACTAAATTACCAGAATCAATCGGTAACCTTAGAAAACTTAAAGATCTTGATTTGAAAGGTAATAATTTAACTAAATTACCAGAATCAATCGGTAACCTTAGAAAACTTAAAGATCTTGATTTGTCGGAAAATAAGTTAACCTCGTTGCCAGAATCAATCAGTAACCTTACAAAACTTAGAGAACTTAATTTGGGTGATAATCAATTAACCTCGTTACCAGAATCAATCGGTAACCTTACACAACTTAAAGAACTTGATTTGAGTTACAATAATTTAAAATCGTTACCATCACAAATCGGTAACCTTGGAAACCTTAGAGATCTTGATTTGTACAATAACCCAAACCTTAGAATCATACCAGGAACACTTAATCGACCTGGTTTAAGAATTACGAAGAATAATTCGACAATTTTTGGACCTATAGTACCTAAACCTGTACAAGTACAACGTAAAAACGTACTCCTTAATACGAATCGTACCGATCCTATATCTGGGTATAA